AACAAGCCTAAATAATCTGCGTCAAACACAGCCATAGTAGGATCGTCTTGCGCGTTTTGTCTAGACTGGTTTTGAAGCCTTGCTTGTTCTTCTTGAACAAAAGCAACCATTGCGTCAGCAGCGACTGTATCGCCTGATTCTCTAAGCTTAGCTGCTTCTACTAAGTAAGAATCCAGCTGCTGAATGACAGGACCAAAGTCGTCCTTTACTGCCTGTATCTTTTTATCAAGGCCTTTTACAGCAGCGTACCGCTCATAACCTAGTGCAGTAGGATCTCTAGTTTGCTCAATCCAACGAGTCTTACCTTCGATATACTCTTGATGTGCTTGCTTAATTTTTAGCATACCTTTTAAAGCAGAGATGCGGTCTTTTGGACTGTAGTCTTTTAAATCAGGGCTAGCGTTTAAAGCAAGTTGTACGTCCCTATCTGAAGCTGGTCCACGTGGTAAAAGCTTAATTGCCTGCTGCATTTGAACTTCATTAAGGCTTGTTCTAAAGGCTGTAATTTCACTACCAAGACCTGCAATGTCTGACACAGCAAAGTCCCTAACGTCACCTAAAACACCACCAACATTATACCAAGGCTCTTCTGCAGCTACTCTTTCCGCTTCGTTCAAAAGATTACTAAATTTAGTAACGTCAGCAGAGGCAACGTTTCCTTCTGCCACTACATTTGTGTAAAGCTTAGAACCGTCACTAGTATAAAAGAATTCTGCTCGTTCTTCTGCAAGAGTCTTTTTATCGTCTTCTTCAGCAGGTTTTTCACCTATTTTAACTCTACCTAGTTCTTTTCCGTCATAAGGGTCTAAACTTACACTGTATGTAACTGTTTTGCCTTTTTCTAAAACTTCTTCAGTTACGACATTAGCTTTTGCTTTTGAGCCTTCAGCTTTTGTCTTCAAGAAGTCTCTCAAACCTTTTAGATCTTGTGTATCAACCAGAGATCTTACATAGGCTTCATTACTAGCCGGATCTTTGCTTTTAGCGGCTTTCATAAAAGCAGCAGATGTTAGACGTTTAATTGCCTCTTGTTCTTTACCTTTGAGTGCTTCTTCTTCAGTTCGCTTTTTAGTAGCTCTGCCACGCTCTTGTGCGGCTTCTAGCTGCTCAGTTGTAGCACCTAAGCCAACAAGAGAACCAATAGCGTCTTGATAGTCACGACCTTCTGCTACTGCCTGTTCCAAATCAAATAAGCCACCAGTAACGCCACGTTGAGTTTGCTCACGCTCCTCTTGCATTCGCTGTGACGCCCTAGTCATAGAAGGACCAGCTGCTGCTGCTCTACCTACTTGATACAGGTTTTGACCAAATGCAGGCTGCATAAGACCCTGTAGTAGTCCTTGTGAAAACCTAGCCATCTTAGCCTCCTATGCCTAGTAGATCAAACAGTGGGTTAACAATTTTAGTGATACCGTCACCCATACCAACTTGCTGTGGTGTCAACAGTCCTGACAGGAGACCAGTACCTAGTTGACCGTAGAGGTTAGCTTGTCCAAGACCTGAACCAAGCAGTGCCTCAAGTCCACCCATTTGTGCTTCACCAAACAAACCAGCACCTTGTAACTGACCACGTTGCGCCATTTGTGCAGCTGGCATACCTGCTTGTAGGACGTTCAATGCTTGCGCTTGAGGTGTGTAACTAGCACCCATGAACTGACCACCTAGCTGCGCCTGTTGCATCTGCTCAGCTTGCGCCTGTTGCATTGCACTTAGCATCGCTTGGTTACGTGCTTCTTCCTGAGCCTTAGCCAAAGCAAACTGCTCAGGAGCGCCTCCAAACTGTGCTGTACGCAAACCTAAGCGTCCTTGTGCCGCTAGACGCTCTTCAGTAGCAAGACGCTGACGTTGCTCTTCAGGACGCTGTGCTTCCCTTATTCGCTCAAAGACAGCCTGCTCACGTGCCTGCGTAGGTTGCATAGCCTGTTGATAAAACTGACCTGCACCTCCGAACATCTGCTGTTGGAACGCTTGTTCTTCTGGAGACATGCCTACAGTAAGACCACCTTGAGGAGTAGTAGTTAATGCTCCTCCTGTTCCTGTCGTCACTGTGAAAGGTTGGAAACGTGTTTGCTCTACACCAGTAGTAGCAATATCGCCTGCTTCCCTTCTTGCTTGTTCACCTATTTCACCAAGACGTTGATAAGCTTTACCTGTAAGTAAACCACCAGCGCCTATGGCACCTAAACCCAATAATTGTCTTAATGTGTCGCTCATAGTAATTTACCCATTAAAGCCATTACGTTGATCTCCTGTAGTGACAGCTGTGAGCCGTCAATCTCTGCTTCTAAACCTACAACAATACTAGTTCCGTAGCCTGTTGCGTTTAAACTTCTTTGGTTGGTCAAAGCGCCACCTGTGAACTCCACAGTTGTGTACTCACTTTCACCGAAGAAACCAGTGATCTGGTCCCCTACCGTAAACTCTGCTGTTGCGTACGTACCTTTAAAGTCGTACGCCCACTTCATAAATACTGTTGCGTTGTTCGCACCAACTAACGTAGGCTTTAGCTTCTTAAGAATCTTAACTCTAGAACTGTCGCCAAATGTTAGGCTTGGGCTATAGTACTTAAAGCGGTAGCCTAAACCGTTGTCTTGATAACCAGTGTACTCACTAATGCCTTCAGACGTGCCTATGTAAAAGTCACCGTTGTCTAAACGTGTGTAACAACTAAAGCCAGTAGAAGGCCAACGAGTAACACGGTAGGAACCATTCTCTGTTGTTCCTCTAACGTCAAAGCAGTAAGTGTTGTCCTGACCTACAAAAGTTAGTAAGTAAAAACCTTCTTCAGGACTATAAGCAGACCTAAAGAATGTGTTTTCTGTCTGCAAGGCGTTAATAATGTCCTTACTAATGTTTGCTGACAAACTACTAACAGGCATGGACTTTTGTTGTATTGTACGTCCAAAGCTCTTTAAACCAGTGTGTGACAGGAATAGTACGTCCGTACCAGTGTACTGAACAGTGTCTCTGTCTACGCAACCGATACCAGCTACAGTGTCCTGAAGAACCATAGTTGCTGGTGCTTCTGCTCCTTGGTACACAATGATGCTGTGCTTACCAAAGATAATTAGGAAGCCGTTGTGTGCAGCCAGTGCTACAATCTCGTCATAACCGTCAGGCCAAACTTTAGACACGTCAATAGAGCCACTAGTACCGCCTGAGAAGTCATGGCCTATCAAGAGGTCAGACCAGTACACGATAGAAGGACTACCACCAACTCCTGTTACCCAGAGACGACCGTAAGCTGACAGTACTTCGTTACCTAGCACAACACCGGCAGCACCAGCTACTGAGTCTAGACGTACCACTGACGAACCGTCGTACACTAAAGGTTCATGAGAAGCTTGAAACAAGTACGCTTTGTCGTTAAAGTTAACAATCTTCCAGTTGTCTGCTGTTACCGTGTAACTTCCAGGCGTAGCGTCAGTAAGCGTAGTAGTACCTGTGAATATCTTGTTATTGCCTACAGACAACACTACGTTGCTACCGGTACTTCTGTCGAACTCTTTTACAGCCCTGATCGTACCAGAGCCTAGTGCTGTTTTATTAGTTGTAATGACACTATGACCCTTACGTGCCGCAATACGACCACGTTTGTCAATCACAGCGTTGTCTGCTATTTCAGCAAACGACGGGTCCTGCGCCAACGGTGAATCTTCGGTGTTAATACCTTTGAACGCTGGCGCTACAAGATTAATACTCTTTAGTTCTTGAGCCATATCAGATAGTCCTAAAGTACATCTCTTCTGGATGCTTAGCTGCGTCTATTGCGATAGCGTCAGACAAATATCTATCAGCAATACCAAAGTACTCAGCAGTAGAAGTTCCTCCTGTTTCTCCACGTTCACGAGCCAACAAAGCAACAGCTAGGTGTACTACAGGTTGCGAAGGTATCAGCAACGTGTCAGTATTAGCACTTAAGTCACCTTGTCGTTTAATCACGTCAAACCGCAAGCTGTACACGCCGTCAGGAGTTGGACCTACGAGTACTTGCGTGTCACCACTAGCGTCAAGGCCGTTGTACGTGTAGTACATAGGTGCGCCTGTAGCAGCATTATTAATGTATAGTTGCTCGTTAAACCAGTCCTTACTTTGGTACTCCATAAAGACATTACTAGTGTCGTTAAGAACACACATAACCTTTACGTTGTCGCCACAGTCCGTCAAGGAATAAGTATTGTCGTCGGCTGTAGTAGAAACAGTAATAGTGCTTCTCAAGGCAGACCAGTCGTTAGACTCCTCTACTAACTTCTTAGCGTCGTTAATAAAGTCACCAACCATCTTGTTGTAAGTAGTGCTAGTAACCGACGTGGTTTCTTCTTC